AGTAAAGAAATGATAAAATCTATTGCCGAACTTAATGGTATTGGTTACTCTGAAGTATGCAAAGGTCGAGGTGGTTGTGTAATTGATAAGAGCGGTTGCATCAAGAATGATGTTTTGTTTCTAACCGCTATGGAATTATTTGACGAATACTATTTAGTAGACGATTCAACTGAATTATTGGCTTCATAGATTATAGGAGGATTATATGGAACTTTCGCAGAAACAGCACAGTATCTTAAAATCATTAAGTATTAAATTTACACAAGTTGAATATGTAAATCCAAATGAGTGCCCTATTGATGAGTTGAATTTCAACTTAAAAAAAGAAGTTGAAACATCTGATGAATCAGTTTTTTGCACTAAATTAAAACTAACAGTTACGTCAATGAACGATTCTGATTTTCATATAATTATTGAACTTTGTGGAAATTTCAGTTTGGAATGCAGTAATGATTTGTTAAGAGAATCAATAATGAATAAAAATACCGTGTCTATTTTATTCCCTTATTTGAGGAGTGAACTCACATTGATAACTTCACAACCAGGAATAGAACCAATAGTAATGCCACCAATGAATATTAATGCAATGTTCGATGGTCAATAGTATAACGATAAGAACAGCCGCCTCAGACCCATAAAAGTCCGAGACGGCTGTCTTACTACCTACTTAATCTTTATTTTCTGCCCAACATAAATGAGATTAGCGTTCTTGATACCATTATTCTTAGCAAGCTTCGCAACAGTGGTCTTGTAACGCCGTGCGATGCCCGAGAGCGTGTCTCCACGCTTTACAGTGTACGTTACTGTCTTCTTGGCATGGCTTGCAGACGGCTTTGTGGTCGAACTGATGGTCTTCTTGAAGCCGTTCAGCCCTGCCGCCTTGATTTTCGCAGGATAGTCCACATAGCAGATATCCATGTCAACATTGCCGCTGATACCGCTGACCTTGCCACTGCTGGTGTACTGCCACATACCATAAGTGCCGCCGTAGTTGCAGCGTGAGCCATACTCAGCGACCCAAAGAGCATATCTCTTAGCGACGTAGGCAGATATGTACTGCTGTAAAGGCGAACGGCTGATATACAGTCCTGCCCAGTAGCCTGCATGTTCAAGTGCATTGCAGAAAGTCTTGACAAGGCTGTTGCAAAATGCTCTGCCCTTTGCGAACTGTGAACGCTCCTCGAGGTCAAAGTATATCGGATACTCAAACGTCTTGCCCTTGATAGCGTTGATACAGGTCTGAGCCTCAGCCTTTGCGTCCTCGACACTCGCCGCATAGCTATACCAGTAAGCACCGACTTTCAACCCTGCCGCCTTTGCCGCCTTGTAGTTTTTCTCAAAATATGGGTCTTTCTGATTAGCGTACTTGCCGAAGCCTGCACGAATGATAACGAAATCGACCCCCGAAGCCTTGACCTTCTTGAAGTCAACGCTCTGCTGATACTGTGAAACGTCAATGCCCTTAAATGTCTTTGCCATAAAAATTACTTCCTTTCTAAATCATCAATCCTGTGATTAGCCACCTTGATTTTCTCGTCGATCAAAGCATAGTCCTGCTCCAGCTTGTAAGTCCGTGCAATAACGGAATTGTGCTTGTCCACACGCTCAGACAGCTTGTCTATCTTGTACTCGATAAGCTTTTGGCTATCATACTGCGCCTGTTGCATAGTTTTACGGCTGTTAGATGCTATGACAAGCTGACACACTACCGCCGAAGCAGCTGTTATCAGTGCAACGATAATTGCTTCCGTCACTCGTCATCACCTGACTTTCTTTTGGCTGACTGCGTGCCAAAGTAGAACGATATCACCACAGTAAAAACTGTGATGAACTGCTCTGCTGAAATCGTGCGGCGCAGTGCCAGCACGCAGAAAACCGCTGTAAGCAGTATCGTTACTATCGACTTCACATCAATCAGCTTCGCTAACTTCTGTTTCATGGTATACCTCCTTTGTGATTTCTTTGAACTGCTCCGGGCTAATAACGCCTGCCCCGACAAAATCTCTGACCTTTGCCAGCGAATACACGCCCAGATCATAGAAACGTTTAATAATGCTGTAATACATCACTCGCCCTCCTCACCTATCAGCGTGCCTGTCATAGCAGCTGTGTATAGCACTTGTGCCATTATTTTGTCCTGCTCGGTCACTGTAGGTTTTTCAAAATCTTCTTGGGTCAGCCCCAGTTTGTCAGCCATTTTCTTTTGTAAATCCGTCATACGTTACCTCCCACTTCACTCAGCTTCACAACATACTCTTCTTCTGACGGCACTGGTATGCGATAGTTGTCATTGCTGTTTTTGAATGTCACTGAACCACCTGCTTCGACCTCGATGTTTCGCAGGAAATCATCTGGTATCAGGGTTGATATATCGGTTACGATAGGTGTATCTAACGCCTTGACTTCCGTTCCGTCAACAGTGTTGTTCTGTGTATAGGTCTTAGCCTCATAGTCTACCGCATTCCCCTCAACGCCGTAGCCAGGCAGTGCCTTGATTGCTTCGGGGATTGGGTGTTCGTTGCGGTGATATGGGACGTAGGTTCCCGAACTATCAGCTATCAATGCTATATCATTTTTGTAAACATTGCCATAGTCTGGCGGAAGCGTAAAACGAACATAGAATGCGTTTAATGGGGTTATAAATGCTTTGTTTGGGTAGACAATTTGCCCGTTGTTGTCGTTATAGCCAATGTACTTTTTGTTATGGTCATAAAATCTGGTTTTCACATTTTCAATTTTGGCACTACCTGCGTACACGAAGATATAGGTTGAATTTGGTATAATTGGCGTATAGTTTTTTGAATATATAGCCTCTTTTGAACCTTCGTCATTGCCACTAGATGCGTTAATCGAACCAACTCCCCATACTTCGTCCCACAAATTTCGTCCCTGCTCCACAACGCTCTCAACCCCAGCACTGACAACCTCCCCAGCACAGTATGGGTAGTAATCGGCTGGAAACATTTCCTCAAATTCTTCCACGCTTGTGGGTTCGTTTTCGCTTCCGAACATGGCGGTGAGGTCATAAATCTGTGGCGTGATTGAAAAATCTACAGTTATATTAGAATTTACACGGAACGCAATTGCAATTGTACCATTTCCATCCATTGTAAATATTATGCCTTTGCCGTATTCATGCCACCTATTTCCGCCGTTATCGTTGTAAAAACCCGTACCACTAGACAGCGCAGTAGTATCACTGGCGTGCGAATGGAATAAATATTTATGATTTGAAATTCCGGTTTGTACTGGGGATATCGGTATAAAACAAACCGCTGAAGACGTGCCACTGATATGCAGCGATTTGCTATCAACTTTTGTAGTTGCAATACCATTAGATGTTTTTTCGACAATCTGTGATATCAACTGATTCCAAACAATCGACCTACCGCCCACCGACTTAACCGACATCAATTTACCGCCTGTAGGCACAGTCTTAGCATATGCCGTATTGCTGTCAGTTTCAAACTGGTGCGTGATACCCTGACCAATGGAATACAGTGCGTCCACACGCCTTTTCAGTTCTTTGTCCGTCAGCTTCACAGCAGAAATTTCAGCAGTATTCTCAGCTATCTTTGCAACTGCCGTTACGTAATCCTCAGGCAGGCTGTCAGCCACCGCCTGTGCTGTCTGTGCGGCAGTTTCAGCGGCTGTTCTGTCCTCTGCGACCTTAGTGGCGTTTTCTGCCACTGTAGTTTTGTCAGCTGTCACCTGTTCTGCCAACGTCTGCACCGCCTGTCTGTCTGCCGCAGTGCTGTCTGCATTAGTTTTGGCAGTTTTGGCATATCCTGCCGTTATTGTCTTGTCGGCTTCGACCTGCTGTGCTGCCGTTGATGCTTGAGCTGCTGATACCTTGGCATCATTCTGAGACTTGACTGCCTCAGCACGTGCGGTTTCTGCACCCTGCTTGGCGGTTTCTGCCTGTGTTGCGGACGTTTCAGCCGCTGTCTTTGCGGTTTCAGCACGGCTTGCCGCCTGCGTTGCCGTATCGGCTGATACTCCTGCGGTGGTAGCTGATTTCTCAGCGTTTTCAGCCGCTGTTGTCGCTGTTTCTGCAGCGGTGACGGCTGTCTGCATATCTGCGTGTGCCTGTCTGCCTATGGCATCTATCTTATCCAGTGCGTCAGCTGCCACACTTGGTGACGGGATAGCTGTATCACCGATAGCCGCCCCTATTCGCAGACGGAAAATTCGTGATTTTTTAACTAAAATATACTCGTCGCCAGACAGCTTCTTCGCCGCTATCTGACAGCTGACTGTCTGCGCTGACCGCAAGATATCTGCCGTTGGTGTCCACTGTCCGCCTGTGATATCGACCTCGTACTGAACGCCGTCGCCATAGTCAATAGTCAACACATAGCGGTCTGCTCCGTCTACTGTCAGTCCTTCGACCGATACAGGGCGGGCGTTTGTTTCACCAACGTAGCCCAGTAGGGCAGTGTTCAGTGTTACGTCATAATCTGCATTTAATGTTATCGTCATTTAATCACCCCTCTTTACTCTATTGCAATATAATCAACATAGTATGTTCCTGTTGGCACGTTTTCCACTGTTGACCCGTTATTAGCTCCCATGCAGACGTTCAGATAGTACGACTTTCCCGAACCACTAACATGGGTGCAGTAGTTCTGATATGGTGTTGGTGCGCCTGTCTGCCGTAGCGTTGCTATTACCTGTTTAGGTGCAAAGGTCAGTCCAAGCGGTATCTGCATCAGTGGATTCGCTTTCGTCATCTTGTGTTCCACAGTGCCATAGTGTATCTTGCCGGCTCGGCTCAGTATCTCATCGATTTCCTCACCTGCGTGTTGCATCGGATAATCGTTTTCAGTGATATCCTGTGTCAAATTTACATCAGCCATTATCTCGCCCCCTTAAAGCTGTTCTTCAACGCTCAGACCTACCGCAGAAATGTCTGCTGAAAGTCCTCCGTCAAAGTTAAAACCAAGATTTGTTATCGGTATATCATAGCTGTCTGCACCGCTGACATAGGTCACCACGTCACCTATGTCAAAACGTGGGTCACCAAGTCTGTGGTATAGCTCAGTGGTATACCACGAAAATCCACCTATCCTGCGCCACAGAGATTGTAGCAAAGACTCTGTCATGTACGGATTTTCAAACTCTAGCACACGTCCTTGCGTGGTATCTGTCACACCAAGCGACAGCGTTACATCATCACTCACTTTGCAGATAATGCCCACGATAGCGTTCTGCCTTTCAGACAGTGTTGGCAGGTCTATTGTGTTGGGATCCAATGTTTTCACGCTCTTACCATACCACTTTCGGACGTATTTTCCGTACCTGTCAACATACCCGAACTGCCCTTGTGCAGAAGCCAGATAGGACAACATTTGGCGCATGGTCACGTCCTTTGGCAATGAGCTGACCTTGAAATAGAAATACTTTGAGTACAGCACCTTGCCGTTCTTATCTATCAACCTTCTGCCGTTCTTGTCACGCAGCAGTCGCACCTCTGTATAGTCATTGCCGTTCTGCAATCCTAATTGTCTGCAAATGTCGTCCTCGACTGCTTTATTCCAGTTTGGCATAGGGATATGCGGCACATATGGTTTGTCCGAAAAGTACAGCCTGTCCGCCATTGTCAGCTGGACGCCGTCGCCCGACTTTTTCGACTTAACGCAGGTGAAACGCCCCATTGGTATCTTTTCGTCATTTGTATCAGATGAAGTTGCGTCCTTTGTATACAAACTGAAAACATACTCATTCCCAAGATACTTAGTTCCGTCGTCAACAAGCTCTGCCGTCACACTTTGAGAACAGACAGCTCCAAGCTCTATATCATCACTCAGAGATGTTGATTGAATGTCCGTCTGAACGTTCTGAATGCCATCATATGCCACAGGTGCTTCACTCTGAGCGTCCTCTATCCACATACCCCACAAGGCTTTGTAATTCTCTATCCTGCTTGTTATCTCATTGCTTGCTATGGTGTACATATGCCCTCCTAACGTTCTGCAAATGTGACAGTACAGCTCTTGTAATACTCACCACCGTCAAGTCTGACAAGCCCCTGCGGTACATAGTCGCTTGCGTTGGCGGATATAGAATAATACTTGCCATTGTGCCAAAACTCCAGCTCTGCAAAATCGGGTCCGTCCTCGATAAGGGATTGTATCTCGGCTGAATCTGCGACAGGAAGCATTGTCCACTTGCAGGGCAGTTTGTATTTGCAGAACTTTCTTGCACCCACAAACAGACCTGTTGTATTCACTCGTCCTGAACCTGCCGTCCATTCGTAACAGTTTACAGGACTCCAGCTATCAGGGTCAGGGTCTGTCACCCACACGCCATTTATCTTTAGCAATGTTCCTGTCAAAATGCATTCACTCCCGTCTTACGTTTATACTGATTGTTGCTGTCCTGCATACACTTGAAAAGCACCTTGCTGTCAACTGTTCCGAAGAACACAGGGTCATAAGCTTTCAGCCAATCAAGTATAGCGTTCAGCACCCTTAACACCTCGTCAAGCTTGCCGTTATCAAGCATACCTTGCAGTTTGCTCAGAGGTGAGATCACCTCCGGGTCTGCCTTTGCGTTCCTGTTATCGCCCACCATTGCAAGGGTCGGTGCTGTCGCAAGTCCGCCCGTGGCAAGCTTTGGTATCTCAGGTATGCTTATTGTATCAAGATCAAAGCCGAAGGTTTCTCCGCCTATGCCAGGCACCCAATCAGGCACATCAAAACTCAGGCTGTTAATGCCGTCGATTATCCAGTTGACCGCA